AAACAAGATATTTAAGCGAAGCAAGTATTCCTCATAATTTGTTTCATAAAGTTTTTCCATTTGATCAAAGATCATTTGTTTGTAATCACCTTCTTTAATCATATCCATTACGCTGTCTCCTCTAATGTTAAAAAATAATCATATCTTTGAAGATATTGTTGTGCATACTCTTTGACCTGGTTGTTATTGGGCCAACGGCTTTCTAACCAAGCAGCACTTAAACCACCGTCTTCGTGTTGATTTTTGATGATTGTTTGAAAAGTTTTTAGACTCCAACCACTGCGTCTGATTGCTTTTCTTGCTTGGAGGTGTTGATTACAAAAGTTTGTCATAGTATAGTGCCTTTTTGTTTTGCCTTATGCGTTATTGCATATGTAAGTTATACAGCAATCAAGGGGTGCTGTCAACCTGTTTTTTATGCTGCCAACTGCATCACTAATTTTTTAATATCTTTGTGAGGCGTGTTTTTTTGCATATACTTGTCTGCACCTGTTGATTTCAACATACTCAACAACATTTGCATCCGCATTTGTGTGTTGGTTTCAAGGTTCATAACAACCATTTCTTTGATGTCATTGAGAGGAATCCAAGCAAATACTTTACATTTGCCTTGTGCTATTTTCCAGTATTGCTCAAGAACTGCTTTTGCGGCTGCTTCTTCAACGGTGTTGCTGATAAGAATACAATAACTTGTTGGAGTGCCACTTACCAGTTCGTAAGCATCGCCTACCATCACAAAATCTTGTGCATTGTGTTTTTTTGCTATTTTAAACAGACTGTTGTCTGCACGAGAAAGATCTTGAATATCGCAGATTGCTAAGTTTGGAGTTGTCATAGTGTAGTGCCTTTCTGTGTTTGCCTATAGTACAGTTATAGCATTATAACCTACAGAAGTCAAGAAAATGTAATCTAATGAAATCAATGACTTAACAAAAAAGATTGAAAAATATTATATGTTCATAAATACTGTATGAAACTTAAATACTCAATAATAGGTAGACCATTAGGCTCACCAGGCACAGGCAAATGTAGCAATCCAGACAATTGGATCACAGGCCCTGACATTCAACGTAGAGAAAAATACTACGCATACAGCAAACACAAAAGCCAAGCAAACTACAGAAATGAATTGTATTTGCTAACTTGGGAAGACTGGGAACACATGTGGACAGATGCACTATGGGAAAAGCGTGGTAGAAAGATAACTGACCTATGCCTAACTAGACTAGACTTCTCAGGCGCATGGAGCACAGACAATGTGGTAATTTGTACTAGAGCACATCACTTTGAAATAAAGAAACAATTGAATGCCCAATGATTTGTACGAAGGCCAAACACCTTATGACCTCCTGCTACACTGTATAAACGCACTTGAACAACACGCTCAAGTGATGGAAAGAATAGTTCGTGCCACAGACAACAACGCACGAGAAATAACCAAGTGCCAGCGAGACATACAAAATCTCAATAGACGATTAACAAAGTTAGAAAGACAAATACATGAAATTGGCTAAGTGGCAAAGAGCAGTAGCAGAAGATGACTCACGCTTCAAGGTAGTCTCAGCAGGCAGACGCAGTGGCAAGACCACACTCAGCATAAGACAGATGTGCTTCTACGCTAGACAACCCAACAAAGAAATATTCTACATAACCTCAAGCTATAGAAGTGCGAAACTTATTGTTTGGAAGCCACTGAAGAACATGCTGTTGGACCTACGCTGGGCAAGCAAGATAAACGAAAGCGAACTCAGCATACAGTTGAAAAATGGCAGCACAATCTCACTCAAAGGATCAGAAGACCCAAGCAGACTACGTGGTGTAAGACTAGACTATGTGGTGATTGATGAAGCAGCCTATTGCAACCTAGGAGAACTGTGGGGCGAAGTAATTCGTCCAGCACTAGCAGACAAGCGTGGCGAAGCACTATTCATCAGCACACCAGCAGGCAAAGCAAATGAATTCTACGATATGTACCAAGAAGGCAAAGGCACCAGCGGCTGGAATAGTTGGCAACTTACCACACTAGACGCAGGCTTTGTTGGTGCAGATGAAATAGAAGCAGCCAAAGCAGACATGACTGATAGACAGTTCAAGCAAGAGTTTGAAGCCAGCTTTGAAGACTTGGGCAGTAGAATAGCCTACGCATTTACTAGAGAACAAAATGTAAAGACTGCACCAGAGCCTGTGAACAATGAAATAATTGTAGGAATTGATTTTAACTTGAATCCTGTAACAGCAAGTGTAATGATTAGAACAGACCCTGAAACACTACACATCATAGACGAGATCCTAATCTACAGTTCAAACACAGATGAATTGGCACAGGAGATTCGTAGTAGATATCCTACACAGAAAATATTTGCTTTCCCAGACCCTAGTGGCAGCAGAAGTCAAACCTCCAGTAGTGGCAAATCAGATCACGCTATTCTAGCCAACGCTGGCTTTGTAGTAAAGGCACCACGCAAACATGATCCTGTGAAAGACAGAATAAATGCTACCAATGCTAGATTCCTAAGCGGCACTGGATTGCGTAGATTGTTTGTTTCACCTAACTGTAAGAAAACAATTGAAGCACTAGAGAAACATTCATACAAGCAAGGCACCAGCATACCAGACAAAGACTCAGGCTACGACCATATGTTTGATGCGCTCTCATACGCTGTGGCATATTTGTACCCATTAAGAAAAACACCACCACAAAACAACCTAAATCAAGCATGGCGACCCAGTATTGGCTAATTCTAGCCCATTTATATACTATCGCCATAAATACAAGGTAATTACAAAATGCAAAGGATCCTCAAACCATGGATGCAATAGAAACTATTGAACAGTCCATTGACCGTGTGTTGACTGGTAATCAATTATACCATGAATACGCTGATCAATGGCAATACCTACTAGAATCATATACGGGCGGATTTGAATACAAGAACGCTCAACATCTACTCAAATACAGTTTAGAAAACGCCGCTGAATACAGCACTAGACTCAATCAAACACCGTACGAAAATCATTGTGCTAGTGTTGTTGGAGTTTACAATTCATTTATATTCAAAAACCCACCCAGCAGAGACTTGGGCAATCTACAGAACACACCATTTATTGAAGACTTGCTCAAGGACGCAGACCGCGACGGCAGAAGCTTCAACGCATTTATGAAAGATGTTGCAACCTATGCTAGTATCTTTGGACACAGTTGGGTAGTGGTAAGCAAACCTGATGTAGGTGCAATCACTATGGCAGATGAATATGCTATGGGCGTTCGTCCATATCTAAACATGCTATCGCCGCTGATGGTACTAGACTGGCGTTGGAAAAGAGACATCACAGGCAAGTACGAACTTGTCTACTTCAAGTACATAGAAGAAGTAAACGGTGATGATCATGTAGTACGTGAATGGACCAACGAAGAAATCTGCACATACTACATCAACAAAAAAGAAAAGTCATATGACAAGATTGTAGAAGCGAATGGCTTGGGCAAGATTCCTTGTGTACCAGTTTACAATCAACGTAGTATAATCCGTGGCATTGGTAAATCAGACATTGTGGACATTGCTGATCAAGCAAAGTATATCTACAACATGCTGAGTGAACTAGAAGCAAGTATTAGACTAGATTCACACCCAAGCCTAGTAAAGACTGAAAACACTCTAGCAGGCACAGGCCCAGGATCAATCATTCAAGTAAGTGAAGATTTGGACCCAGGACTCAAGCCATATATTCTCAGTGCCACAGGTGCAAACGTAAATCAAATCCTAGATGCAATCAAGCATTCAATTGAAAGCATTGACAAGATGGCAAGCCTAGGCAGCATGAGAGCAACTGAAAGCACCAGCATGTCAGGTGTTGCAATGCAAACTGAATTTCAAATGCTAGGCAGCAAACTAAGTGAAAAAGCAGCCAGCCTAGAACTAGCAGAAGAAAACATTTGGAAGTTGGTGTGTGAATATTCAAACGTAGAATATGATTGCTTTATTGAATACGCAGACAGCTTCAACATTCGCGACAGAGATGGAGACTTGGAGTTCCTAATCAAAGCAAGAACAAGTGGTGTAACTGCTACTGGTTTCCAAAATGAAATCTCAAGACAGATTGTTGAATTGGTTGTAAAGGATGACCAAACTGCAATGGAGATTCAAGGCGAACTAGAAGAGTTTGAACCACACGTAATGATGGACCCAGATACACGTGAGCAAGTAATGGCAAACACTTACGAAGAACATTTGGCACTCAGTGAACAAGGATATGTTCACGTATGAGCAAGTCGCACAACGCACTAATAGATGAAGTTATCAGCACAGCACAGAACAACACTGCTGATAACTTGTCTGCGTTGGAAGAACGCATAGTAGAAATACTAGCCAGCACTCCTGAAGGTACAAATCCAAGACCACAAATTGTACAGGCATATGAACAGTATGCAGAATTGAGCGCACAAGAACTCAACACTGTAACAGACTTGAGTGCAAACACAGTGGCAGAACAAACTGCCGCAGGCATAGGCGCAGGTACTTCACCAGAAGATGAAGACGCAGAAAGAATAATGTTGGAAGACTCAAAAGGCACAGTTAGACAAAGCATCCTACAACACGCTGAAATAGTAGCAGGTGTAGTGGCAGTCGCAGCCGTCACAGGAGAAGCACCTACACTTACCAATCAAAGAGTAAGAGGCGCTATCTCAGGAGTAATGATGAGAACCAGCAACAGAGACACCTCTAAACTACAAACACAACTAAGAAGATTGCGCAGTAATCCCAATGCTGATACAGTAGAAATCCGTGGATTAACACAAAAAATAAGAGCGAATTTACCCAACGTGGAAACTAGAGGTGCATTACTAGACACAGTAAACAACACAGTTGAAAAAGTTACAATGAACTTCAACAACACATTTACCAAAAGCAGAGCAGAGCGTGAGGGCGTTACCAAATATATCTATGATGGCACAACAGATGGTCGTAGCAGACCCTGGTGTGCTCAGTTGGCAGGCTCAGAACTAACCAAAGAAGAAATAGAAGAACTTTGGGAAGAAGATTGGAGTGGTAAAGAAGAAGGCGATCCATTTGTAGTAGCAGGTGGATACAACTGCCGTCATTACTTTGAGGCACTAGAATAAGGGAGGGCACCATTATGGCTAAGAAAAAAGGCAAGAAGAAAAAAGGCTACTAAAAGGCAATTTCTAAGTCATATTTTTCAATATGGCTAAATAAAAGTACAACACTCATTTAAGGAGGATACGTTACGTGACGGATTTAACCACGGATACAGCGGCAACTGAGGCTGCTACAGAAAACACTCAGGAACAAGTGGCAAAGACATACACTGAAGAAGAATTTAACTCGCACATGGCAGGAATGAAGAAAAGCATTACTGCAAAGTTTGAAAAGCAATTTGCTGAACTAGGCGACCTTAATGAACTAAAATCATTGAAGGCAAACGCAGAGAAACAAGCACAAGAAGAAGCAATCAAGCGTGGAGAGTTTGAAACTATTCTACAGAATATGGCAGCCAAACATGATGCAACAATACAAGAGAAAAACAAAGTCATTGAGGAATATACAGTAAACACTCCTCTACTAAATGCAGCCGCAACTTACAAAGCGGTGAACCCTAATCAAGTGGTTCAACTAATTCGTAACCAAGTTAGACTTGGAGAGAATGGAAGTGCAGAAGTAGTAGATTCATCAGGTGTCCAACGCTACGATAGCAAAGGTAATCCAGTAACTGTAGACGCATTGGTACAAGAGTTCCTAAGCAGCAACCCTCACTTTGTAGCCGCTGCACCAGCTACCACAAACACCAAGAGTGCGGTAAACGGTGCAAGTCTAGAAGGTTTTGATTTGAGTAATCTTGATTTAACAAAGGCATCAGATAGACAAGTATATGCCCAAGCCAAATCAAAAGGCTTGTTATAATTAGATAAAGGAAAACTATCATGGCAAACTCAGCATACGCATCAGGTTTTAACACAGATGCATTATTCGTAGCCGCTAAGGCTGCAACCGTATACGCTGCCCACGAGCAATCATTGTTCCTAGGTGGTGGTATGATCCCAGTTGTAAATGCACCAAACGGACTTCTACAAGTTCCAGAATTGGCAGCAGTTGCAGCAACAACTCTAACAGCAGAAGCAGCACCAGGTGTAGACCTAGACGCTGTTCTTCCAGCAGACACAAAAAATTCTATCCAGTGCGACATTTATGCCGCTCGTAGTGTACTACGTGACTTGGGTGCAATTGATCCAAGTGAAATTGGTCGTGTACTAGGTAACGCTGTTTCAAAAGCATTTGACACAGCAGTATTCACAGAAATGAACAACCTAACTGCTTCAACATCAGACTCAGACCCAATGACAGTAGACGCATTGTTTGACGCTGCCGCACAAATCCGTGGCAATGGTGAAACAGGTCAACTTATGGGTATCGTAAGTTCTGCACAAGCAGCAGCATTGATGAAAGACATTGGTACTAACGCTTATGGCGGTGGTGATTTCCAATCAGAAGCAATGCGCAATGGTTTCTTAGGCCAAGTAGCAGGCATTCGCATGTTCCAGTCTAGTCACTTCACAGACACAACAAACAAAGGCTTCATTTTCGCAGCAGACGCAATGAGAATTGCAATGCAGAAAAATGTTGACGTTGAAGTTGCTCGTCGTGCTGAAGCAGTAGGCTCAGACATTGTTGCTTCTTTACATGCTGGTGTTGGTACTATTGACGCTGGACGTGGTGTTAAATTAGTCAACGTATAAGGAGTAATTAATGGCTTTCATAGTTGAAAATTCAAATACAATCTCATTTGCAGAATTCACTGATGTGACTTCTAGAGATCAGCGTTTGTTTGATAATAATGAAAGTCTTACTCTTGACTTTGTTGAAGATGCTCTAGAGCGTACCACAAGTAGGTTACTAGAAAACATCAAGACAACAGAATGGTGGCAGAGAAGTTATGGTGTACATAACGGCTCTGTCAACAGACTGGATATTCCAGCACCAGATGCTGACAAGATATTAGGAAGACACAGCGACTTTACAGACTTATGTGTGTATCGTGCGCTTGCTGATTATATTTTGCCAGCGGTGGCAGACTTTGGCGACCCTGAAAATGCAGAGCGTCAAAAGATGGGCTACTATGAAAATAGAGCAACACAACTGTATTTGGAATTGGTCAACAGTGGAGACTGGTATGATTTTGACAACGACGGAACAGTTCAAACAGATGAAAAAAGTAGAGGGCACATTGCTCTCAAGAGGGTGAGATGAGAACAGAAGTTATAGACTACTTGGTGTCCGCACCATTGCACAGTTACAACTTCAGCAGGGAGTTGCCATTTGAAGAAGGTGGCACTCCATTGTATCTCAAGAATCCCAAGACTATCTATGTAGATACTGTAAACAAAGAAGTGACGCAATTATTTGCTACACTTCAAGGAGACAGCATTCATATAGAAACATCAACCGTAACTGTATTTTTCAGCAATGATGCTAAGAACACTCCTAACAATTACGATGACTTGATTGAATATCTAGTCAAAGGAAAAGACCTTGATAGTACTCAAGGTTTCAACGACAGAAGCGTAGATGTTTCTACTGAAGTTGATGGTGATTTAACCGTTACTACAGTGGAATATCAATACACCAAACTTAGATAAAGGAAACACAACATGGCGTATATATATCCAGCACCAGGCGTTACAGGTAGCGAAGTCACACTAACATTACAGAATAGTGCGGACACTACCAATGACGATTTGGCGATTGCTGGGTTGCAAGACATGACTATCAATGCCTCAAATGATGTATTCACTTGGGAGCAATTAGATAGCGGAAGTAAATTCCAAATTGCAACTACAGCGACCAACAGTGTAGCAATGAATCTAGTGGTAGACCAAACAACTTTCTTTGGAAGTGGCTCAACAACTTCAACAGACACAGCAACCAACCTTGGTGTGTTTGGAATGAGTAGTGTCAAATCTAAAGTAGAGTTTTCAATTTTCTTAGGTAAAACTGACGCCGGTGGCGCAGGTAAGTATATCTCAGGAGAAGGTTACATCACTGGACTAGCACCAACAACATCAGCAGGCGAACCTGTTTGGGTAACACCAATCACAATCACTGTTGTAGGTGACTACACAATAACATAAACTCTCAAATTGAGGGTGGAAGATAGGGCTTTTGGGCCCTATTTTTTTTGATTGGCTAAATAGAAGTAC